TATTGCGTCCGTAATTAGCGAGACCGTCCATCGACATCTTCGGAATGAGGATTTCATTTGCGTTCGCACCCTCTTTGACAAGGCTGTTATCACCGTCCAGAACGCTAGTAAGAGAAGCCTGTTTGTATACCTCATCCAGTGCTTCAGAGTAAAATTTTCTCAGTTGAATTGTGTTTGCCATTGTGATCTCCTTTTATTTTTTGTCTACCGGAAGCCCCATCAGAGCCCGCATGGTGTCAAAATTCGAATCATTTCCACTATCGTCCCCGCCTGTTCTTCCTACCGCATTCTTGTGCGGCTCATCCACTCCGAACAGATAGCCATCCGACTTCTTCACAGCTTCAATGGCGGCAGAAATATCTTTGCTCTGATCTTTCGACGCCCTTAGAGCGTCAAGGTCAAGCATTGCTTTTACTGCCTTCGTGTTTCTTCCCCCCGCAGAGGTAATCGCACTTGACAGCGCATCACTAAACGCTCGTTCCGCTTCCTTCGCCGTGTACTCATCGTCCTTCTTTTTCAGGTCGCCTTGTAAGTCTGTGATCTGCTTTTTCATGGCTTCCACGTCCACACCGTCAAACTTGTTCAGGCTTTCTTTAGCGGTGTCTAGCTGGCCTTTGTAATTGTCCCGCTCTCCTTCCGCCTTGGTGGTCTTTGCCTTCTCTGCGGCGATGTCCTTGCCGTTCTCTGCCATGATCTTGTCGATCTGCTCCTGTTCCAGTCCTAAGCCTTTCAAAAACTCGGTCTTCATTTGGTTGCTCCTTTCGCATTTAGGTTGTTTTAGGGCTTTAACCATCGCCCCACGAATCATCCGCCTTTAAGGTCTCGGATTATAGACCAATAAAAAGACACACGACCTATAAAAAGCCGTGTGCCTAATTAACAATTATGTCATTGGAATGTTACGGGATAATCTCTTTTATCCCCTTTGCGGTCTGGTACATCTTGCGCATGATGCTGTTTTCTTGCAGGTACTCAAGACCCTTTAGCGTGATGCGCACTTCTTCGGCATCAATCTGCGTTTCTCCGGTGATATTCTTTGTGATCTGAACTCCTTTGATATAGCCAACATCCGCCATCATTTCCAGATATCTGTTATATCGCTCCTCTGATACTTTCAGATGCTCCGGGCTGACTTGCTCCAGCAAATCGAACTTCGGATAATCCATCGCCCGTTCTAAGGCTGAGAGGATTTTATAAACTGCCCTGAAGTTGTCCATTGGTGTGCCTTCCCGCTCATATTCTTTTCACTGAATAGCTCCAATGTTGATATAATATTTATGGCAATGGTGCCGTCGGTTGGAAGGGAGGCTTTTATGTCTACTAATCACAAACAAACATCTCCAAAGGCAGCCTCTGCGGCTTCAAAAGTTCTTCGGGACGGAAGAACAAGCAAAACCTCGAAGACCGCTGCCGGAAGTGCTCTTTCTCAAACGCCATCAAGGTCTAAAAAGAAATAGCATTGTCCTTGAAAACTTGGTGCAAGGCAGTTGCAAGGCTTTGCACCTTGTTTTCATCTTCCCCGATATCATAGAGTCCTTGCAGATCACACACCGCATGAATAATCTCATGCATCAACACTTGATCATGCGATTCCTTCGGGAGAGCCTCGTCAATCCTGATTTCATTTCCGATAAAATCAATCTCGCCCTTCCTGAACTCCTCTCTACTCACTATAGGAACTTCCCTAACATTGTATTGCACTCCAAGAATGTTTAGTTTCATGTGCTCTCCATTCTCAACCTTCGGGAACCTTGATCCCAAGACTTCGCAGAGCCTTGACCGCCTCCTTGCGATTTTTTTTACGCTCCTCGTCCGTATATTTTTTTTGACCTATTTTTTTGAGTCCAAGCGGTTCATTCCATCTATCGGCTGAGAAGAGCTTTTTCTTTTCTGCCATAATTATGCCTCCTCCAATATGATGTACCATTTGCCATCTTCCTGTATCTTATCTATGACATTAAAACGGCTAGCTATATTATATACCACTTCTCCCTCTTGAGCGTTAAATCTTCGAAGGTCTGCTCCGTTTTTTGAATTTAGAATCATAATTTGTATTTGCCCATCAGGATTATATAAATCACCCAGAGCAGTCGCACTCACAAACTGAGAAGAGCAGAATACTGACCCGACTTGATATTCATCGAGAACCTCTGTCAACATCTCCTTATCGTAGAAATATAGCGACCTCGTTAGCGTACCACTATATCGAGGCATCTTATTTAGCGCCCTCGTGAAAGCACTCCTCATTCGTAACTCGTCCTCGGTTAATTGCTCACCTCTCCTTAATTTATCATTTAAGACATACGACTTTGAGCCAATATAATCCATAACCGCTCGAGTCTCTCGCTCAGTCAAAACATCACGCTGGATTTCTCCGCCCTGCCATTTATGGTAAGTCGCCTGTGACGGTGCAACTCTCCCTTTCAGATCTGCATAGATGCGTTCTTTCTGTTCCGGAAGTCTGAACTTCTTTGAAAACTCTTTGTACTCGTCAAGTTGCGCCTGATATTTACACTTTGCAATGACGATATCGTCTGGATCCGCTTCACCCTCTTCTAAAAGGCGTACCTTGCTTCTCTGCGCCCGCATGTTGGTTTCCATCCGGCGCTGTTTCTGGGTGGCTTCATAGGTGTTATATTCCCGCCCCCTGAAGGATTGCTTGACGGCTTCCGCTTCTCTCTGCTCTTCTAACCATTCATCAGTATACTGCCTTTCACTCCCCGGAAAGAACAGATAATAACTGTGCCTGCAATTCCACCCCAGAAGCCCCGCACCTGTCCCCAGTCCGCAGATATCTTCCAGTTGATCCATGGTATATACTTTGCCTTGCCACTCCGCGTGTTCCGGTCTTGCTCCCACATGCCACGACACTTCGAATCGATCCACGCCAAGGATTTCTGCGTTCTTCCTTGTAATCTGATCCGTGAGCTGGGATACCCCCGTTAGTATGGCACGCCTGGCGGCGACATCGATGCGGTTATGCCATCCGGAAGGGTAATCAATACCCGTGTAATCTGTCGGGTTCGTTGAGAAGGCGTGATCTGTTCTCAGCCCGCTTCTGGTCATTTCACCGACCACACGACGAATCACCGTATTATAATCAAATGCCCCCGATGTAATATCAACAATGGCTTGATCTAAATAATCGTCGTAAATCGCAGATAGAGGAGTGTATACACCCTGTTTCAGCATGAAGCCCATGGAACGGGTGATATTGATCAGATCCCCTTTTGTTTGGCGAATCATTGCTTCTGTGATCTGCTGCAACCACAGATTCTCACTATAGGGGATGAATTCCCTTGTGATTTCCTCGTATTGCTTCCGGTATACGGTGTATTCCTCTTCAATTACGGCTTGATAGAGCTTTTCTACCTCTGCATCATCGAACTGAACCGCCGACGCCACAAGCTTTTTTAAGTCTTCGGATGATTTACCTAAAAAAATAAGCCGGTTCAATTGCCAGTCCGCTGTACTGGTAATCTTCCCCGCCTTCTTGATGCGTCTAACAATGTCTGACATTATTTCTTGTTCTAATGTCCGGTAATGTTTGGCAAGTCCTGCTTCTATTGCCGATGTGTATGACCTTCTCATGTAAGGACACTAGACGATTGTTCCGGCAAATTTGCTTTTGCCGTCTCTTCGTCTTCCTGATACCATTTTACCCGGTATTCTGCAAGCCCCATGACTCCCATTGCCACATCCTTTCTGTCCTGCTCTCGCTCCCCTTCTTCATCCGTTAAGATACTGTCATTAAAGGCGCATGCGAACTCATAATTAGACGTGTAAAGCTCCTCATAGAACGCCAACGCATCCACAAAATCAGCTAGACAAGCTTTCAGATTCTTCTGAATGGCTCCCACACGGTTATATTTGCGCTGTTTGGCGGCTCTGATCTCCGTTGCGGTCTTTTCAACCTCTGACACGTCCGACAGGTCGCCATAAGCTAGTCCAACGATAAATTCAACGTTTCTATATGCCTTCTCCAGCCCCCGCAGATAGGCTTCATCACGCATCGTAGGGGAATATTCCTTGTACAACTCTCCGCCACTTTGATCAAGGTTAAGCCCTCTGTAAAGCCTCTGCATCCCTTCCGGAAGCTTCGTACGCCCTTCCTTGTGTCTAAGTGCTCTCTCGTCCACGTGAACGGCTCTTTCCCCTGATCTGTACTCCCAATCCAGACGCCCATACTGTGCATCTGCTCTTCGAATCGCTTGCACCGCTCCGGAATAGATCGAAACACCGCACGGCGAACCGTCCACACGGTTTTTTAACGGTACTCGGAAATAGCCGTAATCGTTTTGCTTCATGCCGGGATAGGTGATAGGCTCCGGCGCAATCTCTGCCCACTCGTAAACAGCCGCAAGCGGGCAAGGGGATCCAAGCGTGTTCTCTGAATTCGAATGGTAGCACTTGCTTTCAATCACCAGATCATGATTTAAATTAAAATAGTGTCTTTCCACCCGTGTATAAAAGTTGTTTTCATCCATGCGCTTTCTGGTAAAAAACAGCATATCATCCGGTTTTCCATCATCACCGAAAGAAACCGGAACGAACTTGTCGGCGCTAACATATTCCGCCCTTCCGTTTCCAAGAGGCTTCATGACAAAAGAGCCAAGTGCAAGACCATCCTGCAAGTTTTCATTCAGATCACGAAGCGCTTCTTGAAAGATCGCATCCAGCGCAGGAAGATTGATGCTTGCGTCCATCTCCACCAGCGTCACATCTGCAAATTCCCTGCAAATGCCCTCTTCCAGCCTTAGAGATGTAATTCCCTTGCTCTCGTCGATCCAGTCTGCACTTCCGTACAACATCCGCTTCCACAAGCTCACCGCATCAATCATCGGTTGTGACATAGTAATGTTCTGCCCTACTATGCTTTTTAATTGGCTATATCCGAACATTCTCCCTATTACTCCCTTTATCCAAAAAGCCACTTTCTCAAACATTACGAATCCTCAAAGATCAGGTCTTTCATGTCCCGCTCAATCGTGTATTCCATTGCGTCCAGTGAGTCGATATCCGAAGACCCATCATCCAAACGTTCATCCGACTCCTTCGCCTTGTCCCATACCGCATCAGATAAAGCCTTAGTGACGGTTCCAGCGTCTTCCGTGACCCAAAACCGCCCCGCCCCCATCAGTCGAAGAGTGCAATTGATTCGGTCATTGATGCGCTCTTTTCTTGCCGGACGAACACAAATAAAGGGGAAATCCTTTTCCACTGCGTTGCGTATCGATGCGCCCAGGATGCTTTCTGCATTGTCCCAGTAAACACCTTCCAAGTTGTGGAACCCGTTACATGTGCTATATTTCTTTTTCACATACCGTACAAAATCAACGAACATGCGATCAAGTGCATTGCTATCTATTGGTTCCTCTGTGTCGCCTGCACTGATACGCCTAGATGCAAGGATGATCACGTCCCGCATTCCGTTCGCATAAGCACGGGCAACAAATGCATGGCCGGAGCGGTTACCCCCGAAATCAAGTCCTATTTCTATGCTTTCCAGCTCGCTTCGCTTAAACTGTTTATCGGGGGTATTTTCGCCCGCTTCGTCTACGATCTGACAGCAAAAGGCACGGGGATTATCTGCAAACCTTCGGTAAATTGCGCCTTCTGCTCTCTTCCACTTGCCAAGGATGAGGCGATCATAATAAATCGTTCCTTCGTACTCTTTGCAAATGTTTTCTACAAAATCCTTTGATAGATATGGATTATCAAAGATCGTGTATTCCTGTAAGTATTTATCAATATCGGAGTCAATGAACGCTTTTAGCCAGTGTGTCGGATGCTCCGGATTGCAAGAGCCATCGAAGCAGGAATAGGGCTTGTCCAGACGGCTTTGCAACATCCGAAACACATCTCTATGCCATTTTGCAATTTCATCTCCGTACGCATATTTGATCGAAGAACCCTGTATCTTTGCGACCTGTGATATCTTCTCTGCGCCTAAGCAATAAACATCCTCACCGAACAGGCGGGCAATATTCCGGCTGTTGATTACGCCAACACGCTTTGCACTGTATATCTCCCGCATCGGCTCTAGCACGTTTCTTTCTATCGTCTCTCTGGAAACACCCAGAATTACACTGATTCCCGGCTTTCCTGCCCGCTCTATGATTCGCTTAGGAATCACGGCGGAAATATCCACAAACGACTTTCCGGAACGTACTGCGCCACTTTTAATGTTCCATCTATGATCCGCTCTCGCTAAGTATTCTTTCTGCCTGTCGCTTAGGCTTAGCATTCTTCATCCCCTCAATGAATTTCAAAACAATATCATTATCATCTGTCCCAATGTCGATCTGCTCCCGCTGTCCTAGATACTGTTTCCCAAGCCAGATCGCCATAGCGGCATTCTTTTCTGCCAGATGAAACTGCGCTCTTCTAAGTGAGATTTTACCGCCCGATCTCTTTTTGTCGAAAACCGTGGAGAAATCCTCTTTATATGTTCTCTTAACCCACGAATAGAGCGTCTTTTCTGCGATATCAAACCACCCGCAGATTTCATCTCTTGTACACTGTAAAAAACAGAGCTTTTCAAACTCTGTTCGGTCTATTTCTTTTGTCGGTCTCCCCATGTTTATTTAACTCCCATACGTGTTAACACTTCTCTAATAAACTTCTTTCCCCTCCTCACTTCTCCCAAGGTGGGGTGATATTTGAGCTCTTTTTTGGGCGGGGTGGGTGTCCAGTTTCTTATAGTTTCTTCTTGCTTTTTCTTCCAATATTCGCTCTCTAGTTCGAGTTTTCTGTCTAAAACTATCCTTCGTCTTGCCAACAAATGGTTTAGGCTCTCTCTCGCCTTATGTCTTTCTTTCTCATCGTATTTGCGTGGGTTCTGCGTTATACGATTTAGTTCAATCACTTTTTCTCCAAGTTTCTCAAGTGCTTTATCCATAGACTGCATACTGTTCAAATCTACCTTAACTCCGTGTATAGTGATCTTACTGCCACCGCCCGAGCTGGATCCTCTTCCACCCATGTTTAAATTCTCCTCTAAATTTTGATACGAAAAAAAAGACCAAGAGGTTTCTCTCTTAGCCTTTTGGCAACCTGGATTTGCACCAAGGGTCTCCCCCTGCGGGGCGTCGTCCTACTGAACTATTGCTTATTTTTACTTTCCCATATCTTAATAATCCTG